ATCCACCCCGGTGTAATCATCGGGATGTCGGCGTTCTTGAGCTTGACGACCAACTGACCAAGATTGTCAGTGATGTTCGCCAGCGATGCAGCCGACGCCGCAATCTTCTGGTCAGCGACACACCAGTTCAGCAGACCCTTCGGAGTCGCGTCTGTGCCAGCACCACGGATGAACGTCGAGTCCTCCTTGGTAGCCATCGACGACACAAGGTCGTCTCGCACAATCGCATCAGCCGATGGACTGCTATAGCGAAGCAAGTCGTTACTGATAGGCGTGAGGACTGCCAGCTTCTTGAACGTTAGTGTCAGTTGACCGAACGTCTCTTCTGACTTACCGATGTTGACGTTCTCACCGATGTAGGCCGCCGATGCGCCAGTGGCGATCTTCGGATACTTCAGTGTACCGGTTGGCATCTGCACCGTTCTCGCGCCAAGTCGTCTCACGACAGACTGTGCACGCAAGAGTTCGATGACCTCGTTGCTGAACTGTGTCGGCACGAGGAAGCCACCAGCAGTCGCATCACCAGCGGCCAACGCTTTGGAACGAGCGTCCGCCAGCGCATCCGCTAGATCGGTATCGCCCCAACCCCGAAGAACCTCGACAGTGCCTTCCGACCCCATCTTGTTCATCTTGGCTGCGGCCATCGCACGAACGACGCGACCAAACGCCGCACCCTTCTCGCGTGTTGGTGTTGACGCTTTCTGTTCAACCAAGCGATCAGACCACTTGCTTGCCCACGGACCGTTTGGGTCCGACGCCATCTTTTCTACGTTCTCACGCACAACCTGTGAAATCTCGCTGCCAAGCTGATCCTTGATCAACGGGACAGAAGTTTCCTTCACGAAGTCTGCGAGTTGTTCCCTCGTCATCCCTTTACTCATGTGATGTTCTCCTAACAGTCCGCTTCAGTCGAGACGACCACGCATTGCATTAACCGCAGACCGGATTTCCGCGCCCACGACCGCGCTCACTGTTTCGTGCATTGCATCGCGCAAGGCATGCGACAAGTCAGCCGGATTCACATCGACCGACAGGTCGTCGGCTACAGCACGTTCCTCTGAGTGATCCATTACCATGAAGCCACCAGCGTCGTCCATTTCCAAAACCATCTCGCCGGATTGCGCTTCCTGCGACTCAACCCGATCGCTCAAGTGTTGGACTTGCTCATGGACAAGTTTAACGGATTCAAGAATAGAGTCCAAGACCTCACCTGACGCATTGTCCGAAGCCTTAACTAGCTCATCCTCGTTTGAAGCGGACTGTATAGCGTTTGCTGGTGGTAACACCATGACAATCGCCTCATCCTCAAACCCGTAGTCATCCAGCAAGCTGGCAATGTCGTTGTCGTGCAACGGCTCGCCACGCTTGAGCGTTCGCCTATTGCGAGCTTTGACAAAGGCTGACCAGCCGCTAGCGTCTCGTTCCCACGGCGCTTCCCGATCGAACTCACGGAAGTGGGCCGCCAAATGTTTCTTGACTGCGCCCATGTCATCAGATGGAAAGTCTGTTTGGTCAAGACGACCAGACGCAGCAACCACACCGCGCCACACAACATACCCATCACTGGCGCGATGATGCGGGAGCTTCATATCACCAAACGTGTCTGGTGCAGCCGCCGTTGCCCATGCGAAGTGTCCAGCAATCTTGCGACGCTCTCCAGATGACAGGTCGCCCCACGGCTTATCCGAGAAGTCACCAAGCGATGGCTTGCTCCATGATTCCTCCATTGGCGCAGTCTCTTCCGACACATTCTTCGGAGAAATGCCCTTAACGTCGAGCGTAGACCAATCGGGCGGCGTTGGCATCGCTCGTGCTGGAGAGGAATACTGAAACGAGTTTTGGAACTCGTCTACGTTCCGAATCGTTTCTTTCACCGAGACTTTGATGTCGTTCATCATCTTCCGAATAACATCAAGGAAATCGTCAAGCTGGTCACTAATGGGAGCTTTGGTGTTGATGGCGTCTGGGTCAAGCGCCAACAGGACCGTCTTCGCCCATTGTGTCCACTGCGAGACATCGGCGTCATTGGTCATGCCAGCAGCCATCAACGCTTGAGCGTTCGCCGGAATAGGAACAACGGAAAACTCTAAGAGCTCCTGCTTGGCAAAGTCCACGCCGCCGCGCGTCTCGTTATAGGTGAACGCCAGTGGTCTAAACCCCACCGATGCACCTTTCAGAAATCCCTGCCGCAGCATCTGGTAGACCTGCTCTGCCATGGGATTCAATTCAGGACTGGCAAACTCAGCGACCGCAATCAGCTTGTCGCCTTGTTGTTCCAGACTCACGGTGCGAGCAACTGGAAGGGAATCATAATCATGGGCAAACAGAACCACGGGGTTCTTGAGATACCCACGAACGTCCCATCCGGCAGGATCTATGATGTCCTTTTCCCGATCGGCGTCACCAGTTGTGATGACAAACTTTACGGTGCGGTCATCATGCACCTCAACATCGCTGACAAACTGTTTCCGCACAACGGCATCGTCCGGCGCGTTGCCAGACGCTACCTGTGTTCGCCACGTGCTGATGTCTTCGGTCTGTTTTACAAAATCTGGTTCTGTCATTGTGGCTCCGTTCAACAGGAGAGGACGGGCGCGTTCCGCAGGAGGTAACGTTACGCGACCCGCCCTAACTCCACCACCACACCGACCCAATCGCACCATGACACGTTTGGTCGGCCTTGTCCATAGCTACTCTGCAATTTTCCTGCCTATTAACGACCCAACGTATTGCTCGACCAGCTTGGCCTCTCGCCAATAATCAAATCCATATCTCGACCAGTGTGTAATCACATGGTCGCCTTCGGGAACTGTAACCTTCATCCCGCGTCCTTCTGCATAGCCGAGCCACCAGTCAACGCACGCCCGTTCCACTGTCGCTTCTCGCTGCGTGCCGTACGCTAGTTCTAGGCCATGCACCGCAATCTCTTGAAAGTCCTCAGCGATAGCCAAGGCAATCTGGTAGGCAAACGTGCAGGAGAAATAGTCTCGGTAATGTTTCGCAAGGTCATCAACGGGGAACACGACGGCGCGTGGATTCTCTGGGAATGGTTCGGTCGTATAAATTGGCACTGGGCAGTCCCGCAGCCAATTCATGTCATGTGGGTCTTGAATGTCTTCGGTTGGGGGATGCAGTTCAAACCATCGGTCGGCGCGCAATCGTCCCTCGGGATCACGCATAGCGTTCCAGAAATTATTGATGCCCCATATCTCCCACGACTCGTCGTTCCACGGGATGAGACGCAATGAATTGCCAGCACCAGTGATAACGACTCGACGCCGCTTGGGTTCCACGACGATACGACCGTCACGGATAACCGCATGACTGTTGTGTGGACTTAACGTGAAGGGACGGACAGGTTTACTCACCGTGCTTCTTTGCCACGACGTTCTGGAGTGCCACCACCGCGTCGATCACTTTGCGGGTTGCAGCCTCAACCTCGTCGTCATCCAAGAGGTCTTTTGCCGTTCCAATTTCTGCAATGCCGAGCACGCTCTTCACGAGATAGACGGCGGCATCCTGCTTGTATTGACCCTTGGTCGTGATGAACTTCTCAACCCATTGCACCGCCTCGACGATATACGGCAACATCTTCATCCCTAGTGTGATCCATCCCATCAACGTCCTCCTTGTGTGTGGGTCAGGCTTTCGGTGTCTTGGTCTTGGTCAACGCTACGGTGCATCGACAGTTTGGATGCGCGGGTGCATTCTTAAAGCTACGCATGCCTACCGTGAAGGACTTCTCAAACGGCACAGGCTGTTGGTAGTGTAGATTGCGACAAATGGGACAGGTGCTTTTGTCAATCGAGCCAATCCAGTCGCGGCTCATGCTGCCAAGGTCTAGGAGTTGTTGCTTGGCCGCTTCGCCCCAAATCGCTTCCTGCCCTTCCGAGCTAGCAAACGCCAGTTCGGTGCGAGCAATGGTCATGGCCCGTAGCTTAACCTTAGAGTCTCGATACCGCTTAATGTCTGCGATGCGTTGAGCAGGCGTCAGGTGCGGCTTGGTCGACATCAACCGCTGTCGATAATGCCAGATAGAGGTGCGTTGTTCTGTGGTGAGACCTATCTGGAGCTTCAACAGTTCCCGCGCTTCCGCTTTAACGCTTAGGCCCATCTTTACAGCGTCCGCTACCGAACTCCGAATCGCCGCCTTGGTTGCATCACCGACCTGCTGGATAAACTGTGCGCCGTGCGTCTGCACCCAGTTCACCGCATACGGATTCATCACGTTAAAATCAAAGGCTGGCACAACTGGTGTAATCGTCGGCGCAGGCAACTCCTGCTTGGCGATCGGTGCATGAGCACTGGTCTGGAGCGTGATGCCAAGATCCGTTGCTGAGAACTCTGCTCCCGTCCACCAGCCCTGTTTCCAATACGGCCGCATCGCATCATCGAGTTCCCGAATCCAGCCTTCGAAGTCCAGCATCTGTTCCAGCTGCGGCCCAGTTGCAATCGACGACAGGTCATCGGCGCTGACCCGCTCGCTTAATCCACGAATATGGCGACCGACCATACGGGCGAGCTTGGGTTCCTGTTCAGCCAAATCACCCCAGACAC